GCAAATGACGTTATGAAGGGTTTTATGCCTTTTCTACGAAACATCAATCGCCACATAACGATGCCATTTTTTAACGGCCTTTTAAAAATACTCGCCATTTTTCTTGATCCAATTTTTGGCATTTTGTATAGTCAAACCAAACTGAAGCATTTTGCCTTACACTGGTTTTTAAGCATAATTTCGTTTTTTTCAATTTTTTCTGACTGTACCCTCGGTCTCCATTCCGGGGGTTTTTTTATATCTTCTTCTCATATTTAGCGTCTAAAAGTTCAGCCACCGTAACCTGCCCTTCAGTAATATGCTCTATGGATTCAGCTAATCTTTTGCTAGGCTTTTGATGGAAAGAGGCTACACGGCAAATATATGCGTAATTGTAACCTACTTTTTGCGCGAACTCCTTGCGTCTCACATTGTTAAAATGAAAATAATCTCTAAGCTTCATGGTGTTCTCCTTGTGTTTTAGCAACATGCTAGCCAGATCATTCTTTTTTTTCTATACTTTTTGATAAACCTTGCACAAATTCCTAAAATGTACTAAAGTATAAACATATCAAAAAAGGAGATCCACATGTGCAAGGAATTATGGATAGAGGCCTATGACTCAAAAATACACGAGATTATGCAAAAGCATAATATGGACTATGAAGAAGCTGACGAACTTCTCAGGGAAGTGTTAGACTCTAACCCCAGATATCTTGATGGATATATGGGCGATCTTATCGATTTTTACGCAACAGTATATTAAAGGAAAAACCATGAGCGATAGGGAATTAATTGACGAATATCAAAAAATTGTAGGAATTTCCTACGGAAAATTTGACGAACATATCGAGAAGCTTATTAAAGACTTATTCAATAAAGAAGAGATATTGGATGAAGTAAGGCATAGTTTTATGCTTGGAGTAAACACTTTCTTTGAAGAACTTTTAGAAAAAGATGACTTCTATAGAAAACTTATTGATTGCCTGGCTGAAAAGATATTAGAAAACAAATCAATCAAAATTACCATAGAAAAGGAAAAACCATGAGCAACGAATTAGTAAAACATGAAGCAAGAGAAATCTCACCATCTTCTCACTTCACACAAGAACAAATTGAGACTATCAAAAGCATTTATTGCAAAGGCGCTTCAGACGATGAGTTTAAGGTATTTTTATATACTTGCCAGCGTACAGGATTAGATCCTTTCGCTCGCCAGGTTTACTATATCAAGCGCGGTAATCAAATGACCATTCAAACTTCAATTGATGGATACCGTTTAGTCGCAGATAGAACTGGAAGATACGCACCAGGTCAAGAGCCATCTTTTGTGCATGATGCAAATGGCAAACTTTTGTCTGCTACTGCTTATATCAAAAAACGCACATCTGATGGGACTTGGCACATTGTTCCCGCGACTGCTCATTTTGAAGAATACGTTCAGGTTTTCCAAGGCAAACCATCCGGATTATGGCAAAAAATGCCTAGGACTATGCTTGCTAAATGTGCCGAGGCTTTAGCTATTAGAAAAGCGTTTCCTGCGGAGTTGAGCGGTATATATACAAAAGAGGAGATGGATCAAGCGGATAGCGTTGAAGTTGAGGTGGTCGGTCAGTCTGTTAAGCCTATCGAGTACATAACAGCTGAACAAGCCGAAGAACTCACAAAAATCATCTCAGAATGCGATCCTTCAAAGCTTGATGTGATGTTAGAGCATGTACGCAAAAAATGCAATGGCGGCGATATTAGACAGCTTCCGGCCAAATGTTATGGCAACATGCTTTCGCTTTTTCAGGACAGAAGAGCGCAGTATCTAGCTCAACAGATCGAAATGAAGATGAATGGAGATATAGACGATGCAAGCGAGTAATTACGACACTGATTTTTATGCATGGTCTGCTGAGCAAGCAGACCTTTTGAAAGAAAGGAAATTTGAAATGATTGACTGGGAAAATGTGATTGAGGAGATTGAATCGTTGGCAAGAAGAGATAAACGCTCCGTAAAAAGCTTTTTAGAGAATATTTTTATGCATTCCTTGAAGCTAAAATTTCAACCTGAAAAACAAATAGACTCGCATTCCTGGCAGAATTCCATAAGAACATCTTTTAGGCAATTGCATATCATATTAGACGATAGTCCTAGTTTAAAAGCGCAACTAGAAGAATTTATTACTGAATGCTATTCACGCGCAGTAAAAGAAGCTTCTAAAGAAACAAATATAAATATAAATGTTTTTCCTAAAGAGTGTCCTTGGACAAAGGAACAAATTTTAGATGGAGAGTGTCCTTATGAATGCTAACAGAATTATGCTCGATCAAGGAAGTGAAGAATGGAAACAGTGGAGAAAAGGTAAGATTTCAGCAAGCAAGGTCGCTGCAATTTTAGGAATTTGCCCCTATCGTTCTTGTTTAATGTTATACGAAGAAGAAATGGGTCTTCGCGAACCTCAAGCATCAAACCCTCATATGCAACGCGGTTTAGATGTTGAGGATCAAGTAAGGCAATGGTTCTTCGATCAATATCGTATAGAAGTGCAACCATGCGTTTTGCAAAGTAAAGAAAATCCGTTGTTTATCGCATCGTTAGACGGAATCAATTCAATAAATACTTGTATAGTTGAAATAAAAAACAACAATAAAGAGTATCATGAAATGGCACAATCTGGTAAGCTACCTGAGCATCACAGGGCTCAAGTTCAATTTCAGATGTTTGTCAGTGGTTTAGATGTTTGCTACTACATCAGCCATAGACAAGGTGACTATGCTTTAGTTGTTGTTCAGCGCGATCAAGCTTACATAGACGACATGATCCCCAAGGTGCTCGATTTTAAGCGTAGGCTGGACGAATTTGATCCGCCACCTGCAACAGATCGAGACTATGAGGACCTAAGCAGTGACATGATTTTGCATGATCTTATGGCGCAGTATGACAACGATACACGAATAGCAAAAGAGTTGCTCGATAGAGCCGAGCGATTGAAGAAAGATGTTATAGAACGTATCGGAAACAAGAACGCTAAAGGTACTAACTGGAAGGTTTCTAGATATGAAACACAAGGACGAGTGGATTATCAGGCAATAGTTACAGACCTTTGCCCAGATGTAGATCTAGAGAAGTACAGGAAGAAAGGATCTTACAGCTATAGGATTACAGTACAATAAAGAAAGTGCGTAGTTATGGATACCTACGCACGATCCGAACATGAGCCGCATGTTCAATGCCTTTTTACAACGATGAGAAAATTTAAGCAACGATAATATGCAATACGATATGTTTGAGTCAGAGATTATACAGACCATTAGGTTAGAGCTAGAATCTACGCGCGAACAGCTAGCCAAAAATAACCGCGCAGCTTTCCGCGAAATCGGCATGCTAAAAAAACAGCTTAAATCCCTACAGTCTGAGCAAGAACACGTTAAGCAGATTGCCGCTAAAAAGAAGTCAAAAGTTATTCCGTTTTTTCATGAGTATTTAGAGGTAAGTAAGTGAGTTGCGTACAATATATTTTACTAGGTATTATAGCATTACACTTAATGAGTATTGGAATAATACTAACAAGACTGGGAGAAGAAAAAAAAGGCAAGTATACATTTTTTGATTTTTTTATAAGTTTATTTTTTTTAAACTTGTTTATTTATGTATTTTTAGAGGTCAGTAAGTGAGAAAATTAAGAGAAGATGAGCTAGATGAGATATTGTCAGTTAAATATTTGGTTAAATCTATCAATTTAAATGCTAAACGACAATCTTGTGAAGTTTGGCATGCTGTTAAAGAGTTAGCGCGTATTGGCGAAAAATATGTTTGCAGTGGATTGATAGAAGAAAATGAAATCAACGAATTATTAGATCTTGATGATATGAAAGAACTTGTTGCTAGGCTTTTTCAATACATCAATGATCATCTTGATGAGGCGAGTAAATAATGGATATATGTTATCTATGCCAAAAAGAACTACATGTTTTTATGACTACACCAATATTGGAAACTCCAGATGGAAAACTCCAACAAATATGTGAAGAGTGCGCGGATAAAAATTTTCCTGGATGGGATGATGATGACGATAACGACGACAATGGAGATGAGTAAGTGACAATAAATTATAGAAAAGTGCTTAGTAAAGATACTCCGGATCATCTCATAGAAGAGATTACAGCGTTAAACAATAGGCTTGTCCCAGTTATTTGCAAAGAAATTGAAGATGTGAATAAAGACATCGCCCTTAATTCACTCGTCAGAATTTTGTCTTCGTTAATTTTTGCTACTGTTCCTGGCGATGCTGCAAATAAAAAGCAAGCTGCTCAATGCTATTGTGATATGTTGATGAATGAAATCAAATTACATTGTGAAGAGATAGAAAAATAAACTCCGAGGAGCGACTGGAGTCTAAAATTATTCGTAATACTAAGTCCAGGAAAGTATAAAGGGCTAGCTGTGCAGTGCGAATACTGGCTAAAGTGGGGGTTGATTGTCAAGCCGCTTTACACAGTCAAAAAATGCACATATTAGGAAGATAGGTTTAAAATGAACGCAGACATTCAACATATCCAATACGTATTAGAGGATAAACTCACACAACTACCATCGATAATACACAGAGCTGAACTCCAAGATATCGAATACTGGTATTATGTGGGCAAAGACACTGCTTATCAAGAAATCCTACAGATGATTAAATCGTCGCAAGAGCGTTCTGAGTTGCCACAGTAATTGTTGATCCGGATCCTGTAAATACAAGAAGACCTCTGTCGATCGTTCCTGCGCCTGTAATCACATTAGGAGTAGCTCCAACGATCTCAGATAAAGAGATAGTGAGTGTACACCCTCCCGCAATTGTAATTGCAGCAACAGCAGCCGGGCCACCTATAACGCTATGGACTAGGTTTTGCTCTCCTGTAGACCCAATAACCAAAGATGTAGCTGTAGAACTGATAAATACTTGACGACCGCCCAATGTAGCAGTCCCGGAAGTAGTTATCGGATGTCCAAAACTTGCGTTTATCAAACCAAGATCGCATCCGCTGCCAATTGTACTAGACGTTGTTGTGCCTGTAAATCGGCAATTAATCACAACCATGTTTGTGCCTGTAGTCAACTGGAACGTGCTATTAGTCCCTGATGAAGCACCAATGCAATCAATCATAGTTACAGTGCCATTACCGCTAGATGTGCCTACAATAGCAAAAGCATCAGTAGCACTAAAAGAACATCCAGTGAGTCTAACGTTTGTAGCTGCCACTCCCGTAATAGATAAAGCAGCGGCTCCGTTTGTGCTAAGGCGTATATTAGAAATAGATCGTGTACCCGCATCAGTGCAAGAGACAGTTCCAGAAATTATGACGCTAGGAGTTTGAGCATCGCATGGAAAGGCTGTAAGATTGATATTAGCCGGAAGAGTAATATTTTCAGTGTATGTACCTGGCTGAATAGCGATTGTTTGAGTTCCACCAGCGCTTACGGCCGCGGTTATTGCGCTTGCAATGGTCGTATAGTTTGCACCATCTGTTCCGCCTCCAGCACTCACAATATATCTTGCAACATGTAAATCGCTGGTAGGTGTATAGGGATTAATTAAGCTAACCATACCGCTAGTTGGGTCTACGGTAAAGTGAGAGTTATTATAGCTTGCTATACCAGCGTCATTTGAATCTAACGGTGTGGCAAGCACAGCTGTAGCAAGCTGTAAATCCCATTGTTCGGTATTAGCCCCACCAGTTTGGACAAAGAGAGGTTTAGCATGAGTCCCATTACCTACGACGTTTCCTGTGAGATCAATATTGCCAAGTCCATCTGGATTTGTTACAACTCCATCATCACCTGTTACAGAAACGACAGTCCCAACATTGCCACCAGAAATTAGCACCCAATAGGCTACATTAGCAACAATTTTGCTTAAAAGCCAAAGTTCCCCCTCAATACCTGTTGTAGGGTTTGCACCTACTTGCCAACCACAAAAAGGAACATAATATTTTCCTGTTTCTGGCTGAAAAACATCCGTTGATAAAGGCTGCCTTTTTCTTGTAACCACGTTCGCAAGATAGACATTTGGCCCCTTATACTTGATAGGATACATTGGTGATGTCATTTAAATTCTCTTTAAATTTTTTTAAGCGGATCTATTTCTTTTTTATAAAATTACCCATTGGGCACCTGTATAGCATTATGTTAAAAAAGATAATGCGATTCCTACAGACGTAGGGTTTGTTGCCCATGTCGGCCCAGTAAAACCGAATCCTATATAATCACCAGCTACTAAACTTATAGATAGATTAGTTTTGTTAAAAGTAACATCAGCAGCTGTTAATTGTATTGTTGTGGAAATGTTTGTATTAGTTGCGTCGTTTTTCCTGATATATAGAGTGCAATTTTCGCTAGTTCCTAATGTTCCTGATACCCTAAAAGCTCCGTATACTGTTGTTATTGTGCAAGCAAAAGGCGCATAAAATCTACATCCTGGATTAGTTGATGATGTATTAGCTATAAATGTACCCCCTGGAATAAAATTGTACGTTGTAGCATCAACAGGGTTTCCTTGCCCCGTGGAAATGGATCCAAACCATTTTACTACAGGAACTGCGCTAGTCCAATTGGTTCCGTCTGAGGTAAGCACATTTCCGCTTGTGCCAGGTACGGCATAAGTCTCGGTGGATGCTGTCCAATTTGTGCCGTCGCTTACAATTATTTTCCTTGTAGTTGCACTAGCATTTGGAAAAGTTGGCGTTGACGATACTATATTTGTTCCGTCACTGACTAAAATTTTACCTGAAGTTCCTGCTGTTGCTGGATAAGTTGCTGTTGACCATGTCGGTAACATTCCTGCGCCGTTTGACATTAAAATCTGTCCTGCGGAGCCTACAGAAGCGACTGATTGTTGAGCTCCTGTTGCTGTTGTGCCTCCGCATATCACAGCATATGCCGTGTGAGATGCTCGACCACTTCCACCGCTAGACACTACTAGGGGGGTTGTCAATGTTAATGAATTGAGGTTGACGTTGCCATCTTTGTCCCATTTGTACTCTGTCAGTGCTGAAATTTGCAGTTCATCTAGCACGGGAGTAGTCGCTAGAACGTTTCTCTGTCTAGTGATTCTAATCTCATATCTGCCTGATGCTGCTATAACCCATCCTGCAAGTGTTGATGCGTCCCACAATATAGCACCAGTGTTTCTAAAGCCGTTGGTTCCATCAGCCGGAACAAATGACGCATATGTTCCTGCTCCAGTCGAGTATTCGAACAGCGGATCTATCCCAGCGCCACTTGCAGGCGTAGTTAGAATGATTTCCATCTCGCCAAATTGCGTGCTGTCTCCGATGGTCATTGTGTCGTTATCTGCAACAAACCCTGAAATTGCACCTGCACCACCACTGTTTAGTGCTGCTGTCACATCTACAGCGATGTTTAATATTTCTTCAGCGTTACCGAAAGTGCCACTTTCATGGACAATTGGATTGATATTAATTCCAGTCTCATACCCGTTTACAACTGCTGATCCCGTTGATGTTGCGAGACATAGATAGCCTGCGACAATTCCGCCTGTAGATAGGCTTTGGTCAATGTTGACTAAGATTGCCTCTTCGTCTTCACCTGCTGCTAATGCGCCTGTAATATAATCGATGTCCATGGCTTTCACGTCTGCAAAGCCATTTGCATTGCAGACAATTTCGATGGCGTGATCATCGTTCACAATCGACGTGTGATCAAGTTCCATAGCCCCTGCAATGTGGAGCGTATCAAGGGGGGTACCAATGCCAATACCTAGTCGATTATTTGTGTTATCATAGAATAAGTTAGCATTGTCTTGTGTAAGTATCGAACCGTCAGAAAATATGACAGATCCGGCGCTAAACGATGTGCTTCCAGTTCCACCTTCTGCTACAGTTATAGTTGATGAAGAAAAAGAAGCTGAACCAATTGTTCCTATCCCCCTTAAAAACTCCCCTGTTGTTCCTTCGCCTATATGAGACATGTTTTATCCTAATTTAACTTTATTTATCACACGATTGACCATTCAGTACCATTATAAACTATCGTCATCGACCCATAATTTGAGGCAATTGTTTTGGATGCTGCACCGTCAATATTACCAGCTGCTGGCGTGATCGTAATATTGTTTGCTGCCGCAGATCCAACGCTGTCTTTTATGTAATATAATGTGCCAGTCACTGGGGCTGCAATTAGATTTATCGTTCTAGCGGCTGAAGTATCTACAAGAATTAAATGATCGGTTGTCAATGTAGTATACGGATATGCCCCGGGTGTAGTAACTTTGATAACGCGGCCACTATTCGTATTTAATACACCTGCTAAATATGCTTGGGTTTGGCCGCTTCCGATTCGTGTTACATTGCTTTCTCCCAAAGTTCCAGTTACATTAGCACCAATACAAATATTGTTGCTTTCAGCACCATTATAAGTTTTTCCAGCGTCATAACCTATTACAGTATTATCTGTACCTGTGGTAACGCTTGCTAGACCCCAATAACCAACTGCTGTATTTCTGGCACCAGTGCTATTATTTGATAATGATAGAAATCCTATTGATGTTAGACCAGCGCCAGAAGCTAAGCGCGCTGCAAAATACCCAACGGCAGTATTTGCATCACCATTATATGACTGTAACGCACTATGCCCAACCGCTGTATTCCAGTTACCAATAAGATTTGAAAGAGTTGTCTCTCCAACACAAACATTGAAAGAACCTATTGTATTTGAAAAAAGAGCGCTATTTCCAACGGCTATATTAGAAGCGCCCTGAGTGCATAGATATTGCGACCGATATCCTAACGCGACGTTTAATGTTCCTGTAGTAACGCTTCGTAGAGATTCATATCCTAAAGATGTGTTATGTGTACCTGTAACGGTTAAATTTCCGGATGTCAAACCGATCATTGTATTAAACAAGGTAGGGTCAGTAATATTCAACGTTGATGTTGTTCCAGCATTTACAAATTCAACTGTACCCCCAGCGTTACTTGCAGCATTGTTTGCGTAAATGGTAACCACAGCGCCTGTAATGCTTCCAGAGTCACCGTTAATTGTAGTGATGCCAGATCCACCACCTACTAAAGATACAAAACCATTAGCGTCTACAGAAAAGTCAGCCGAATCAAATGCTGCAAGTCCAACGGCTGATAAATCTGTAGCAGCCACAGCATCGGCAACTTGCACGTTAATTGTAACCGTATTTCCTGAACCAACAGTCTCAACAGGAACCCCAGCATTAGCAACAACAGCGCCTAATATCTCAAGTTCATTTGCAATGGGTATCGCATCGCCATCATCTGTTATGAAGCTTGTAGGTATCTGAGGATTGCTTGAGACTGGATTTAAATCACCTGACTGGCTCATTACTCCCCTTCGGCTATTTTATAGCGTTTAAATAGGGTTTCATGGCGTTCTAGGTATTTTTTCTGTATGTGCATTTCTTTTTTCAGAATTGCATTTTCTTCATGAAGGGATTTTAGAACTTGCTTATTTTCATCAATTTTAGCGTTAAGATTCTGGTTTATGAGCTGTAGTTGAGATGGCAAATTGATATCCTGAACGGTTTTTTCGAGTTTTTTGATGAAACTTTTTTCTAGACGTTCGATTTGATTGTTAAAGTTAGTCTCTAACTCCTGGAAGTGTTCCCCTACAGCTAAAAAAAGTTGTGCCATTTGTTTGATATGAGCACTTAAATTTTCTTTATTTTTGGCTACGTCTATAAAAAGTACTGATAGTTCGTCAATCTTTTCATTAATATTAGCAAGTACTGGCTTTATGTCATTTATTTTTGAATCTAATTCTTGCTTGGAAACTTCAACATACTCTGAGAGGTCTCCAAACTGGTTAGCAACAAAGGTAAATTCTGACGTGTGCAAATTTTTGCATTTGGTGATTTCAGAGTAGAGATCATCTATGAATTTTTTCAATTCATTGATGGAACCATTGCTTTGAGCAATACTTTTATTGTGGTTTATGATTTCTTGCTTTACGGTTTCTTGAAAGCGAGCGACCATATCTCTTTTATTTAGCATTATCTAATATTCTCTATGTAAACAGACCCAGAAACAGGCGCAGTAATTTGTTTGACATAAAATTGTGTTCCAACAGGGAGCACATAGCTGTCATCTCTGCCTGGATTAACGTTTGACTGAATATCCCAAAGTTTAAAGGATCCAGCTTTGACAAAGATCTTATCTACTGATGTGTCATCTGTGAAAAATAAATCGCCAGCTGTATTATTGGTAAAACATACGCCACGAGCTGTATGCTCTAATGGTGACCCAACAGGAGCATAGGCTCCAGAGATACCTCCGAAACCTAGTGATCTTATTTCATCAAAAAATGCCCTAGCAACAACTACTGTCATTATAACTCTCTTCTTCCTGATCGGATAATTTTTTGTATTTTTCGCCTAGTTCAATCTCTTCTTTTTGAGCTTGGATCATCCTTTCGACTACATATCCTTTAGCTTCCATAAGGCAGTCATGTAACACGCCTGCGGGAGTATCAGAGTCAAATATGATGTTAACTTTTTTGTTTTCTTTAACAAATTCAAACATGGTGGCTTGCTTAATCATCGTAATCCCTTTAAGGTTTCGGCCAAGATGGCTTGTTTTCTTGTTCTCGCATTTTTTGAATGCGTAGCCTTTTTTAGCTTACTTGAAGGTATATTTTCACCTTTTTTTACACCAAGTTTTTTTCTTAAAGATCCGGGGTTTTTTATCGCCCCGGAAATCCAATCTTTTGCCATATTAGGTTTGACCTACGATAAAGTATGCAAAGCTAGATACATCCCCTGTCTGTGTTGATCCAGGAGTACCCAGAATTAAGCTTGTTACAGTAAAGCTAGCACCTGCACTTATGGTATAGCTAATCTCTCCAAGTGTTGTAGAAGCGTTTGCTGCCGTTCTTTGGATAAAAATTCTATCTGTTGCTGCTATGTTTGTGTTTGCGATGGTTACAGTACCAGCAGTCAATGTACCAGTACCGATAAAGTCTGTAGCAGCTCCGCCATTATAGCTAATTTTAGTCGCTACAGCTGTTAAGTTGACATTACCAGTAAGGTTAATTGCACCAGATCCAGCTTGAATTGTGGTCGCTGAAGTCGTGTTAGTTGACCCGATCGTGACTGCGTTAGCTCCAGCACCGTTTGCAATTGTGACTGTTTTTCCACCAGTTGAACCAGCAATATTTATCGCCTGAGCACCTGTACCACCTGCAATAGTCATCGTGCCAGTATGAGCGCCAGTACCACCAATATTTATAGTGCCTGTCGTCATAGCAGCGCCTAATGAGTAGGAACCACCTGTTTGAGTGTTGGCAACGGCTATAACGTTAGCTCCTGTACCCCCAATAGAGATAGTTTTAACAACTGCCGCACCAGTACCAATATTTACTGTAGTCGCTGATGCGTCTGTAGATATTCCAAGAGCTCCTGTACCTGAGTTAACAGTAAGAGCACCGTTTGTAGATGTTACGTTTAATGCGCCAGAACCAGACTGTAAAGTGGTTGACGATGTTGTGTTTGTAGATCCTAGGGTCAATGCCTTTACGCCAGCACCTGTGGATATGTTTACCGTGGTTGCTGTTGCGTCAGATGAAAGAGCAATAGTACCTGTACCGGTATTCATCGTTAATGTACCGTTCACAGAAGTAAAGCTAGAAGCACCAGAGCCAGCGTTGAGTACAAGAGCTGTCGCACCAGTAGCATTACCTATAGTTATTGTTTTTGCTATAGATGTACCAATGTTAATTGCGCCAGTACCCGAGTTTAAAACAACTGAGGTCGCTCCTGTAGCATTACCAATCGTAATTGTCTTGGCAATCGCTGTACCTATATTGATGGCTCCGGTTCCTGAATCAATAACAACAGCTGAAGCTCCTGTCTGGTTTCCCACCGTTACCGTTTGGGCAATGGCGTTACCACCTAAAGATGTGCCAGCCGTACCACCCACGATAGCAACTTGAGAAGCACCAGTTGCGCTACCTACCGTTACTGTTCTTACTCCAGCCGTACCAATATTAATGTTTTGCGAAACAGCATCGTTACCAATCCCAATCACACCAGCTGATGAGTTGAGTTCTAAAACTCCCGCCGAGTCGATTAAAACGGTATCAGCCGAAGTTACAACCACGTCACCTGTGCCAGTGGTATTAAGAGCAAATCCTGCTGTACCAGTATTTATTGTAACACCAGTTGCGCCCGTTACGTTGCCCAGGGTCAATACACGAGCTCCGGCCCCAGTACCGATATTTACTGCGCCTGTAGATGCATCAGAAGCAAGATTTAATGCTGTTGCGCCAGTTGTAATGGTAGCAGATCCGCTGAGAGTTGCTAAGCCTGTAGCGCCAAGAGTTGTGAAAGATCCTGCTGCTGGAGTTGTCCCACCTATAGCTGGAGGCGATGCAAATCTACCTGTCAGTTTTAAAGGAGTTACAATTCTATTGTCGTCTGTACCGGTATTGGTTTCAGCTTGTGTTGCCAATTCGGCTATACCTGCTAACACTTCAGAAGCTAAAGGAGCACCTGCAATTGCAATCAAACCTACTGTGTAAGGAGTCATAGCAACTGTATCAAGTACGCCTGCTACTGCCTCAGCGTCTGTAGCAATTCTGATTTTACCTTTAACAGTATCAGTTGCATCGGGAATAAGAAGATCGCCCGCAGCGTCTAAAGTTGCCGGTGATATAATAAGATCGTCTCTGTCTCCAGCATCGGCTTCAGCAACTGTTGCAAAACGTGCTTGTCCTAAACTTGTTGTTGTAGCTTTTGGGCCTGTGTATCCTACTGGACTCTGAAATTTTGGCATAAATTACCTTCTTGTTTAACTAAATTTAGATTCGCAATCCCCTATCAAAAATGCAAATAAATTCGTTTGTTAAAATGCGAATTATATGTTAAAATATAGGTATGCTAATATGGAGATATGTTTATATGGATACCAACTCACGTACTACAGTAATACTTCCTAAAAAGCTAAAAAAAGAAATGCAACTTATGTGTGTAATGACAGATAGACGACCAAGTGATTTCATCCGTATTGCCATTCAAGACAAAATAAAAGAGCTAAAAGAGAAAAGAAATGATGTTACTTGAAATTTAAAGTTTTTGTTCGTATTTTCAATAATTGTGTACTTATGTATACTGTATGACAAAACAAAACATGGAGGTTTGCATGGACAAAACAACATTAATTTCAATGGCTGTATTTATTTTCACAAACATAGGAACGATTATATCGATGTTCTTATGGGTAAGATCAGAGGCTAACTTGGATCGACGAGAAAGTTTAGATTTATTGAGAGCTATACAAGCAGATTCTAAAGCATTTCAAAACGCTATGATGACAGAGGCAAAAGACTTCCACGGAAGACTTTGCGCAATCGAAGAGAGGAACAAAAAATAATGGACTTAGCACTTTTCATAACGATAGTCGGTACAGGTATGGGCGTCATTGCTTTTATGTACACGTTCTTTCGAAATTTTAAAATTGATATGCACAACGAGATTGCAAATATAAAAACCGTAACTGACAAGTTGCACCAAGATCACCAGAACGCAATCATACGCATCGATCATTTATACAAGGTGATCATAGACATGCTTAAAAAAGATTATAGGGGGTAAAAAATGGTTACACTCACAATATTTATATTACCATTTATTGGATTAATATGTTATTTCATCGATACAAAAGATGATGATGCAGAAACACGCTATTCTTCCGAGGATATGCCCAGCGGTTATTTTTAATTTTTTGGGGCCTGTTTATCTAATGCATTTAAATGCTTTATAACTCCAGGAAGATTTTCGTTACCTGCTTCAAAAATTGCTTTCATGTAATGCTCCCTAAGTTTTGGACTTTTTGCAATCCTTGTTAAGAGCTCACCGCTCTTTAATAATCCATAACCAACTGCTGTACCAGCTGCCGCTTGCGGATAACCTAGCATCAATTCTAAAGCGGCTGATCCAATCAAATGTTTTGGCAGCGAACCTATTTTTCCCTCTAGATAATTTTTTACTTTTTTGCTATTTGCAATAGCCCCATATGCTTGATTAGCTTCAGTCCAAGTCTTATAAAATTTTGGATTTGCTTTTCCAAGTTTAGCTACTTCTTGATGCAATTCATTTTTTACTAAATCAAATCTAGACTTCAGAAGTTTTCTTTCTGTAGTATTTAACTCATCAAATAGTTTTTTTGAATTCATTATTTCATTAATGTCATGTACAGATTGTACAACCTCATCCGCTTCCATCAAACCATTAGCTGCTTTAGCTTTAAGTTCACTCAATGAAGTACGTACTTTATCTTTAGTAGGAGTTGAAATACCCTTTGACAATCTAGATTCAACATCTTCTAAAGCAAAATACATATCAGTTGTATCAAGTAGTGTTCCTCTAGGAATTTCAGCTCTAGCTTTCTGATATTGATCGCTTACAAATTTATCAGCAGTTTTTCTACCAAGAAGTCCAGTCAAAAATAAAGTACCGAGTTCAACAGCATTTTGCTGTCCTTCGGTAGCACCAAGTAATTTTGAACCCTCTCCAACACCTTTAACAGCTGCTGATTTTCCAAAAGCTTTACCAATAGTGCTGAGTAACTTAGGAAATGATTCAACGGCCTTTGCAGGTTCTAAAAGAATTGTTGCTAAAGATGTTATTTCATCTCCAATTTCTTCATAAGCACTTTGTGGATCAGTGAAACCAGAAGTCAGATAACTCGAAACTTTTTTAAGTTCTTCATTTCCTGGGATCTGTTCTATTGCCTGTCTACCAAGCTTTTTTAATTTTGAAGGTTCTTTTCGTAAAAATTCTGGAGGTTTAGGTAGAGATTCTGCAATATATTTGCTGAATTTAACCATATCTCCAGGAAAACCTAGGATAGCTTCACTAACTCTTGCTCCTGTACGAGTTAGATGTCTTCCTACTTCTTCTTCAGTTGTAGGTGGCTCTTTTACTTTGTACGCACTAAAATCAAAAGGTGTACTTTCATTAGTATCTGTAGGACGCGATGGCGTCGTTTCAGGCTCTATGCCTTCAACACGATATTGCGAAAAATTAAAAGGCTCATTATCTACATCTGGGTTCATTTAAATCGCGCCCCTGCTTTTAAAGCTGCTTCTATTTTATTTGGGGGTATATCTACAGGATTTCCTTGAGGATCAAACATGCGTATAGGTTGCTGAAATTTATCAACGCCTTCATTGATGTTATTTATATATCTATCTTCGATATCCATTAATTTTGGAGCCGTTCTCTCTTCGAGCAAAACGCCAAGGTTTTGAGGCTTTTTCCCGTTGTTCTCCCCCAAGATCTGCTTATAAGCATCATAGCGCACTCGCTTAGCTTCATTCATAAGCTTTCTGTTTGCAATTATCTGTTTTCTTCCTTCAGGGCTATTCATCAAGCTTGGAATTGTCTTTAAATAAGCTCCAATTTCATAATTTGTAATCCTTCCACCTGGAAAAACCTTGCTAACATCACGTACATAGTCGGCTTCAAGTTTTCTAAATTCTTCAGTGGCTGGATTGCCAAGGACTCCAATTGGCACGCCAAAGGTATCCATAATTTTTATTAATGCAGGAGTTGAAACATTACCCTCTTTGTCAAGCTGTAACTGTCTTTCCAGACGCATGTTTTCATTTGTTGCTGATTGGAATTCTTTCTCTACTTCAGTTGCTAATTCATTTACTCTTTTAGCTTCTAATTTATCAGCTTCGGGCTCAAACTGAGATTGGGCAGCTTTAGCTGCTTCTTGCCTTCTTCTCAATTCTGTTTTAGCTGGTTCTGAAATCTCTCTATCTGGCGCACCTGTAAGAGCAACTAATTTGTCATCGCTAAACTGTGCAAAAGGGTTTTCGGAATTGGTACCTTGCCCTTGACTAGTTCCTTGCGGTTGTTCGCCAAAAACACTTGCTATTCTCTTATCTTTCTGCTGTGTCTTAAAAGCTTCTTTAGCTAGAGGTGTTGGCAAATCTGGGTCAACACCCATTTTAATTTTAGCCTGGCGTTCTCTTTGGTCTATTGCTAGTTTTTGTTGCTTCTCAATATTATCCTGAATAAACTTCTGCTTTTGCTGCAAAAGTCCAAGAGCCACCTGCTGTCTCTCCGGTGATACACGCTGTAGGATTTGACCCATGACATCATTGATAACGTTTGGATCCTGTGTGCGTGAAGCCTTCTCAAGAATATCATCCAAAGCGGTCTTATCTTGATACGCAGTAAAGCCTTTGGCAATGTTTGTACCAACAGCTTGTCCTATCTCAAAGGGGGACGGTGCACGATTCATTAATATCCTCCCTGCCAGTTATTGCGGTTTTGCTCATAGCCTACACGACCTGACATAGTATCATTTTGATTGCTTGCAAACCAGTTTCCAATGCCTTCAGCCGCTTTACCAAAACCTGGGCTTGCAAAATATCCGGCCGCTCCTTGTGCTGCTGCCTGTCCTGTTGACATTGGATTAGCTGCACCTTGGTCAGAGCTACCTAAAATACCTCTAAGCAGATCATTTTTACGTCCTTGGCCTTGCTGATAAAAATCACCATAGAGAGCGTTTAGATCATTTTGTAGATCGACACCGGCTCTAGTTAATGTATCATCAAGTCCCGTACCTCTTTGCATGCCAGAAGCAATAAATTCTTGCTGGATCTGTGGAGCTATACGATTACTGAAACGACTCATTGCGGGCTCAACATAAGCCTTATTAAACATCTCTTCATCAACATTAAATAGGTCTGAAAATGCTCCGGAACCTGATTTCAAAGATCCAAGAAGCTCATCAATAAGTTTACGTCTTTGCCGTTGTAATTTGGTCTCTTGGTTGCCTTGGTTTCCCATGATACCGCCCAAGATCGAACCACCTGCGCTTATAGCTGCGCTTGCTACTGGTGCCGCCCATCCCATTAAATCAACTCCTTCCACGTAACGGTTGTTTGCGTTGGATGCGCTACCAGCATCTCAACCTTATTTGTGTTACTGTTAATATTTATATCACCAATAGACAAAAATGTATCGCTTGCTTGTCCGTCCGTATCTCTAACATACACCTCAGGCTTCTTATTAAGCGCTTCGGCTATATCCATGTACATTTCTTCTAAAAGGAGTAACAAACGTTCTAGGGTGATGTTATTCTTATCACCTATGTTAAATCTTTCTGCTATGCGTGCCATAAATCCTCTAGTAACTGGTTGGTGCTGCTGGTGAGCAATGTATTCTCATAGATGTGATCTGTATTTGCTGACCAGGACTATTTTGATTCATAATAAAAGTAAAGAAATTCGATTCTTGATCAACGCTAACACTAATCCACTCACGTTTCGCCTGTGTATTTGTCGGTTGTAATCTGACATTCTGTATAAATGGTGTTTCGTCTTCATCGGCCACGACAGAAAATAGCACTTCACCGCCATCTGTATTTATAAGCAATTCGACAAAGTGACAGTAACATTTGAGACCCTCAGAACGCCACGGATTAAAGGGGATAGTCTCAGCTGTAAAATTGATCGTCTTAGATATAGTCCCACCGGAAACATAAGCTCCAAAAAGCGATGAGTCAACGTCGATTGTGATCTGATTCAGGCCTGCATTAACAGCTACGACATTATAAAATGGTGTTGTCTCAACATCTTCTTCAGGGTCATAATTGTTAATTTCAGTCATGCCTAAGACGCCAGATATAGCAACTTGATCACCAACAATAAAAGGGATACCTGTAGATATAGTAACAACGGCCTGTTGCGCATTTGTGATGCCGGTTATGTCTATAAAATAATCGTCATAGTCTACGTTTATCTCCCAGATGTTACCGTAATTATCACCTGCAATCGTTTTTGTGGTTGTCTCGCCAAGTCCTAAACGATCCCAAATGTCTTCCGTTGTATCCCATTCGGCCCACTCTGGAAATTCTGGGTGATCTACAGCGCTGACATTGTCCCAGACTATATCTGTTCCGTTTGTGATTTCACAAAAACAGGTAAAACGATAGTCATAAACTGACCACGACTGTTCTTCATAGTTATTAACTAAGCATCTATCTTGGCTATCTACACCAAAATTTTCAAAATCACTAAGGTAGCTAAAGAGAAACTGGGCGTTTCTTCTATCAAATCCACCTGAAATAAGATTAAAGTACTTTTGATCTATGTCGTCACGTGTGAAAAATGGTATTTTATCATCAACTCTCTGTGATTGCCTTCCGTCAGTAGACACAATGCCAGTTTTGCCCAGCGATCTAACAATATCCATCCAAGAGACAAAAGAAAAGTCTGCGTCTGTACCTACAACACCAGGAACTTTTCGCGGATAATAAGGATTAAAAGCGTCACGAGTCTTTTCGACTGTCCAATTAGATCGGGATAGGTTAAGAGCAAGCACATTACCCAGAATTGATGCTCCATTGATATACTCCTGCGTATCTAAAATGATGAGGCCACTACCAGAAAAAGCAAAATTATCACCGTTTCCGGATGCAGTGCGTATGGCACTAAAAAGATGTCCTTGTGGATATGGAGTGCCACCTATAATGGGATAAAATAGATTTAGCCTCTCACCAAAGTATATAATATATTTAGAATTTGTGATCTGTCCTTGTGGAGGCTGTACATATGTTGGGTTATCAGCAGCATTAGTATAGTCCGTTACAGTTCCATATGCGCCGCTATTTGGGTCATACTGGTAAACATGCGTCATACCTTTTGAAGTAAATACAAAACGATCTGATCCATCAGGAAATGGGTACGTTGTACCTGACACGTAATCGTCATTTGCAGCTATACCAAACGTGTGACCAGCACCAAGGGAACCACCTGTAGGCACTTCCACATAAGCATCTGTAACCACATCATAGACATAAAGATGATCGAGTGTAACCGCTAAAGATTGTATCGTGCCATCTCTACGGTAATTATTAAATAGACCCATTACGCGCAAACCGTCTGTTAATTTAGACGTAGAAAATCGTCTAAAACCCTGACGTGATTGGACAACTTGTCTATATATGTATCCGTTGAATAAATTTTGATATGAATCTTTTGGTTGAAGGAAATTAACCCCCTGCCTAGATATACCCGTAACATTACCTGTAATCTCAAAAACTTGCATTATTGCGCTCTATAAGTTAGATACCATGTCCAGTTACCATTTACATCACCAGAAGTTCCATCACCTTGTCTGCATCTTAAATTTAATCCACCAACAGCATCATTTAATAACTCAATGACGTAATCGAAAGAACCGAAACCAGATGAAGAAGACCTTACCCTTGAGGTAAAACCCCTAGTTTGTGAAGCACTTGAACTGACTATCCCTTCGCATGATAAACTTTTATCTGCATCATATACCATGAAAATATGTCCATACACATTTGCGGGCAACGCTACAATCGTTTGTATTGTATTTCCTGCAATTGTAAATGTACCCGTTTGGTAAGATGGCCCTACTTGGTAAATTCCTTGACCGTTACGGTAAAACATCTCTACCCGTGCGACAGATGTGCTTGCAGTTTTGAGATACATAATGCCGTCTATGCTTGTACCCAATCCACCATCACCCGGATCTCCTGGATTAGTAGGGACACCCCCTACAGTAAATCCAGGTGCTTTAAAAAATCTATGGTGTCCAGATAGATCTGCGCCCTGGTTCCAGAAATGATCTTTTGTAGCTGTAGTATAAGCGATGTTGTTAGCTGTTCCGCCCATATTGGTCTCAATATAGGTAGTATTTTGATTACCAGGTGTTCTGTTAGCTTTTACAGATATGTTTCCTATGGGCCAAGTACCATTCCAGACCATCTTATACCTTCTTCTGGGCTTTTGGTTTCACAAGGGTATTTTTTTTACCCATTTGCTTTTGTGCTTTTTTAAATGCAGTTGCAATACCAGCCGTTTTCATGGATTTCATTTGATCCATGTCGCGTTTGCGGTCATGCTTCTCATCTTTTTCCATGTATTTTTTATCGCCACGGTCTTTTGACATCTTAGAGCACTTCATTTTGCACCTTTCTTTTTTGGTTTGTAACCTGATTTTTTAGCAACATTTAGAGCAATTGCCACAGCTTGACGCCTTGGTTTATTTCCTAATCGCATTTCCGTCTCAATATTTTGCCGTATGTCGGCTTTCGATTTACCTTTTACTAATGGCATATGTGCTCCTAAAATCTTGGCATGCAGCGATTTGTTTTTGCTTGGTTATGCCGTCTTGTTAATAATAACTTTCGCTCGTGTGAATATCCGTCTTTAATCAAAGCTAGCTGATCAGGAGGATATCTGAAGTCCCTTGCATAGTTTGATGCAGCTAAATAGGCTAAATAACGCAGCCAATAATCGAATGGAAGGTCGCCTGATTGATCTGGGAAATCTGATATTTGCTTATACCCATAAATATGCACTAGATATTCGCGATCAGGTAGTGTCCTAAATACAAATTCATTGCCGTAATAAAGCATCATCGTTGGGTATCCACGGACTAGGATAAGGCTATTGTTAATACCCCATATAGAGTAGAACTCGCCTGGATCCTCATAAATCTGTAGACTATTCCAGCTTGTGCTTCGGTTGACAGGATCTTCAAACGATATAAATGCCTCAATGCCTATATTGACAAACTGATCTGCTGCGCCTACGTCATTAAACGTATAAACACCATTAATCGTGCTGTCGTCAATCGTAAATGAGAGTGTACCGTAGTTTTCAAAAACCTTTACATCATCAGACATGGTAAGGCTGATAGCATCGTTGAGGTAGCTTAAAAGAATTTCCGGTGAAGCATCAGGATCGTTAACGTTTTTACGTCCTAAGGCTCGTCTCATTATAGTTAGGCATTGAGTCACTGATCTAGTCATTATGTACCTGTGTAAACAGTTCTAACGGAAAATCTAGGCGTTTTATGATCGTAAAATGTTTCTTTAGAGCCGTCAGCCTTATTTCTCCATTTCCATTGTGGGTTTCCTAAAGAAGCTATATGGTGTATGACACATTCAGGCAAGTCATATTCAACACCAGGTTGCAACTTTTTATCAAAATGGATTAGATCATTGCTCAAATGCACCGGAACCGGATTGTTTGGTTGCTGGTTATTGTGCACTGTAACTCTTTGCTTAGGATGTAGCTCTTCAGGACATTGCTTAATCTGGTATATACCTTCTTTCAAGCTTTTGTCTCTCTGTTTAGCAAGCTTATTAAGCCTACGCACTTCTTCATTGTATAGACGATAATCTCTTATTGAGTTTAAAGGCATATCTTCTAAAGGTACTCTCTCAGCTGCTTTATCTATAACTTCGTCAAGTGACTTCTTGGTCATTTTCATCTCCTCTATAATAAAAATTGGTCGGTACACGATTGACCGAACCCCCCGACACATACGGTGTGTAACCTGTCGAGTCTATATATTCATAGGTCGTGGCATCTTGCAAATCGAACGTGAATGGGCTTGTCACGATTATGCGATACCGATAATTGTTTATCTGATCTTGTCCACGTGGAATGGGCATCATTCCGTTTAAGTCAGTAATGCGCACAAAATCAAATGTATCAAATCCATCCTCTAAATCATGCTCAACGCTGCATGGATAGGAATTTGTTACATTAACGATATTTGCTCTATGTACTGCTTGTCCTAACGGTGGCATAGTATCCTTCATATAAAAGATGGTTTCTTGCGCAGCAACCATCAAAACGCGTAGGGGGCAAACACCATGTTTTCCCAAACTTAGACTAGCAAATCACCTAGGTTATAAACCTGGCCATATTTGATGACTTCAATTAAGAATACATCGCCATCAGAACCCATAACTGCCGTACCCGCTGTAAGTTTATACTCAATCGGGTCATAAGCGTATGGATTAGGATTATATGGGTTTAGATTGCTGTATGGAGTTACTTGCGGGTTGTTTAAGCTGATAACAGCTGTATCAAGAGCAATTCTTCCACCGCTAACATATGGTGTAAACAGTGTACCATCGATAGGCTCACCAGTGATAACATCCTTGAGAGAGAATGTGGTTGGGGAGAGCACAACGATAGAATATCTGTTGTTGTTAAGCTGTTGCATACCACGGTCAGTAACGCCAACATCGCCAAGATCGGTAATAGTGACGATCTGGTTTGTCTGGAACGTATACGCACTGTGTGTGATGACTACAGGATCAGCAGCTGTGATACCGCTAATAGTTGCGTGTCTATCAGAAACGCCCCCTTCAGTATCTGCAACAGTGAAACCGTTAGTAGTTTCAAGAACAAAGTTAAACGATGCACCTGCTGACGTATCAACAACCTGTTCCTGGTAAGCGTCACCCGTAGGCGTTTGATCTCTAAACCAAACTGAGATAGGTTTTCCTGCTGCTGTAGCTGTCCAATCGGAAAGATTATAAAAAGTAACCTTGTCCGGCTGAAAGTTGAAAGTAAATGTATGGGCTGTTCCAGCTGAGATAAATTTAAATGCCTCAGTACAGGTTTCGCCTAATTTTAAGTCTGCCATGTCGCGCCTCCTTAAGCTGCTGCTTTAGTTGATAAAAGAGTAACCATATGCGAGTCATCGAGTATGGCGGCATTAAACCAGGCTGTAAAACCCATAGACTGGAATCTATTGAGGTAGTCATTAAAGCCAAGTGGCTTCAAGATCATCTCAGTAGACACTTGATCTAATCCAACGTATCCATAAGCATTAGCGCCGATGAACGTGTTATAGTAGACTGGTGGGTTAGCATCAGTTTTAGTAACGAGTGTAGATGTTACCCATCTTGCTTCGTCTGTAGCTCCATATTCCGCTTGCAATACTGGCTCTTGTGATCCGTACTGTGAAGTAGGTACAAAAGCTGCAAGAGAGCGAATGTCTGGTTTTAAGTTTACGTGAGCAGTAACCCAGAAACCAGCTTCTACGGGTCCTGTACCAAATTTGGATGTACCTTCGATTGTCGGTGTCATCTTTTCAGTGTTGTTATCATCAAGATACTGTATAGCTCTGTTGACGTCTGTCTGTGTGAGTTCTGTAATCGCGTTACCATTCACACCATTAAGACATGAAATTTGAGGTACAGCAGCTGCCCAAACGTCTCTAGTTACCTTGTCAAGCATTGTATGCATACATTGAGAGAGGTTATCTGCTGTTTCAGAAGCAGTATCATCTTCAACGACAAGCAAAACTTTACGGGAAAGAAGTACAACCTTACCAAATTCTTGAATGGTAACGTTGATGTCAAATTTTTGGATTTGCTCAGGTGCTGGATCTGCTCCTTCTGGCAAAACTACTGGATCAGAATCAAGGTTTTCTTGTCTTCTGAACGCCATTGTATCGGTATTCTTTTGCGGTAAAGTAAATGCTCTACCAAATAAGTTGTGGACGTTTTGAGGCTTGCTTCTCTGAAGCAAAGCTCTATGCGCCCAGCGGTCGGACATTGAACCGTATCCGCTAGTGGTTGTTACTGACATTAGTGTCTCCTCGTTGTACTCCTATCGACGTACACGTTTAGACTCTCTATAAGCGCGGTATTCAGCATCAGTCATGGCCATGAAATCTTTAACTTCATTTATTGCACTAGCCTTAGGTACAGAAGTTGGCGAATTTGGTGCATCCCTTCTTTTCTCTACAGGCTTAGCAACTTTGCGTTCTTTAGTTGAGAGCGCGTCCATTAACTCATAAGCTTCTTCCCAGCGATTAGGAGCGTGCTTTAACGCTTCTGCCAAATAGGGTTTTTTTTCTAAAAAATCCTCTAAGTTAGCTTGCAGACGCTCGTATTTTTCAGGATTGTTTCTAGCCCATTGGCGTTCTTCCACAATCCGTATAATCACATTTTGCGTTTGTCCGAGATCGGCTCTTGTTGCGGACTCATATTGTGAATGATCCTCAACTTGTTGCTTCTGCTTCTCGAACTGCATAGCCCTTTGTTCTGCTTCTTGCCGTTTCTTTCGCTCTTTAATAAACTTAGAAAGTGGCACGTGGTCTTCTTTTGGAAGATCATCTTGAGCTATCTCATTAGCGATCTCGATCTTTTGATCTTGGATCATCTCTTGAGCAAGCTCTGTTCCTGCGTTTTCTTGAGGTGTTACTATTTCCTCGTCTGGCATAAATGCCCTCCTTTTACGTAACTAGCATGAGATTATCCGATCATGACGGCATTGCGCCTTTTGCTTGTAGGTAGGCTACACCGTTTTCATTAAATATCGGCTTTGGCTTTTGTCCAGGTTTTTTGGCCGGAACCATCCAAAGTAGTTCACAAATTGATTTCCTATTGCAGACCCAGAATACAAAGCTATTTGTCATGAACTGAGGCAGTTTATACGTGATATAAGGCGGACTGATGCAGAATTCTCCCTTATCATTAAACTTGGCGTGTAATGTTAGAAAGTATGTCTGATCCAAATGCTGGTGTTGCATAACAGTTTTGTCCACGACGTCATCTATAACTTTTTTCAATGAAGCTTTCTCATCTATGACATCTTCGGGCAAAATTAATCCGCTGGCTGCGTCAAATTTCATGTAAAACCGCTTTACATCCCTGCTTTTCCACGCATAGAATCATTTTCAGCATGCGCTTTTTGCAAAAGCCTGTTAGCTTTATTTTGCTGTGGATTCATTCCAGGCCCACACATAGGTGATACTCTTGACGCAGCAGACATTGGGTTTGAACCGTATGAGCACATGCCTTTTCCTGATTGCAGAAGACCTTTTTTCCCACCGCTTCCGCTTGATTTATCGTATGCCATAATTAACTCCTATGGTATAATGGTTGATAATGGATAGAATTTGTAAAAATTGTAAAAAAAACTTTCTTAAAACGCGGAAAAACCGCGGCAACTGGATGTATTGCTCTAGAAAATGCTACAGTGAAGATCACCATGTTTTGACAAATTGCGCGGTATGTAACACTGAGTTTAGACACCACAAAACCAAAAAAAGAAGATTTTGCGGAATAAGTTGCTCTAACAAATCGAGATATGAAATTATTTTGATTCCTTGCAAGGTTTGTGGAACTAATTTCAGAAAATCTAATGATAATTCGTTTTTTTGCTCTAATGAATGCTACAACAAATCTGGAAATCGAAGTAAAAATAAAGTCAGGGATAAAAACCCCAATTTTATTAGAGGTAAGTTTAGCTACAGAAAATATGCTCTCCGCGAACTTCCAAATGAATGTATTATTTGCAAAAAAACCGAGAAGCTTGATGCTCATCATATTGATGAGAATAGAGAAAACAATGAACTCTATAATCTTGCTATTCTTTGTCATTCTTGCCATATGAAATACCATCATAATACCTTAGAGTTTACTGAACTCTAAGAGCCTCCTTCTTGCATTGTTTGCATATTTTGGCGAGCAAATTGCTCCATTTGTTGCTGGGCTTCTAGCTGCATATTCTCAGCAGAGCCCTGCGTTTCTGTATTAATTTGATCTGATTGAGCATGTATTTTCTGGTCAATATTTTCACGATCCCCAGCTTCTTGCTGCTCAAGCATATTCACAAACTCCAGTACCTTGATAATTCTATCATCGCGAAGGGCTGCAATTTCGGTGATGGTCTTAGCTCTTGCAAGGGCTGCTTGTGCTCTATTTTCTTCAGCTTCTGAAGCTCTCTCAGAGGCCAGAGAAACATTTGCAATGACTCTTGCTCTTCTCTCTTGCGCGAGAGATAGCATTTGCTCTTTCTGGGCATTTGCAAGCTCCAGCGCTAATCGTTCTTGCTCATCAATTTTTGCTTGCTGCTGTGCCATATTTTGTTCTTGAGCCTTGATAGCTTCTTGCAGATCGCTTAAACCAGACATTTG